GAAGGACAAGGCGGAGGCCGAGTCTGAGTCGATTCGCCAATCGACGTGGGACTGGTATCAGGCGACCGCATACACTCGCCTTATGCCACAGGCCGCGATAATCTTGACAATGACGCGCTGGCATCCGGAGGATCTCGCCGGTCGGCTGCTCGAAGAGATGAAAAACGGCAAGGATCAGTGGGAGATTGTGGATCTACCGGCTTTTGCACAGGCCCATGATCTGCTCGGGAGGCCCCCCGGTGCTGCGTTGTGGCCCGAGCGATACGACGGGAGCGCACTGGAGGCGATTCGGCTCGCAATTGGTGATCACAATTTCCAATCGCTCTACAGCCAGAACCCGCAGCCGCACGGCTCGGCGTTTTTCGACGTTGCGAAATGTCTGGTAAATAATCAGCCGGTGATGATGCCGACCACGTGCGACGCGGTCTTCGCAGTGATGGACACGGCGTCGAAAGACGGCGCTCAGCACGACGGATCGGCAGTCAAGTATTTCGCAATTAATCGCCACGTCGGCTATAGGCTCGTCGTGCTCGACTGGGACATATTCCAGATCAAGGGCGCGTTTCTACAGGAGAAAATACCGGGCGTGTTTGATCGGTTGCAGACACTCGCCAAGCGATGTGGCGCACGGATGGGATCACTTGGCCTGTGGATCGAGGATAAGAACAGCGGGACCGTGCTCATTCAACAGGGGTCGGCGCACGGTATAGTCCACAGCATCGACAGCCTGCTGACGTCGAAGGGGAAGGATGGTCGTGCCATCAACGCATCGAACTACACCGAAAAGGGTGATGTGAAGATTGCAGACGAGGCCTACAATAAGGTGACCGAGTATAAGGGAGACACGGCGAATCACATGGTGAAGCAGGTGTTCGGCTTCAGACTCGGTGTCGACAATAAGAAAGACGATCTGCTCGACACATTTTGTTACGGTGTCGCAATCGCTCTCGGCAATTCGGAGGGGTTTTGATGACCCATGCCGAGGCCATCTTTGCCATTCGCCTGCTTATCGATCGCGCAGATCAAACGACACCGAGCGAGCATCGGAGAATGAAGTGTCCGGTGTACAACGAAACCGAGATCGCCATGGCGAAGGAGGCCTTGGACGTGCTCGATCGACAAGTGAGGATTTCGTAATGGATAAGACCGATCCCGTATCGATCCTGTGCGGCGTACTGAGGGACAACAACATACACATCGGCGAGAAAGACATGCACCGCCTGCTGAACAGCGTCGGCCTCAGGCTAACGTCTACGCAACGATTACTGGTGGACGATCACCTGTCGACGGTGCGCGGCCTCGGCTCTGGTCACAGTCTGGTGGACATGGCTGATCCACCGAGTCCGGCCAAGCCCCCCGGTCACGGCTGATGGCGAATCTCGGCATCATCGGCGCTCAGCCAACGACGTTCTTCAAAGAGCTGTTGATGGCCGACGATATAATGCCGGGGAGTGATGTATCGTATCAGCTTTGCAAACAAATATACCTCTACCATCCGCTCGGCGGCAAGATGGTGGACAAGCCGATCCGGATGGCGCAGTCGCAGGAACGCGACATTACAATACCGAAAGGACCTGAGGAGAAGTTACGAGAGCGTTTCGTTAAGGAGTGGAAGGCCCTCGGCGCCACGCAATACATCGGTATGACAGCTCGTCTTGCACGAATATATGGTGTTTCGGCCATTGTCGTGTTGTCGAGAGACACCGACGGAGGGGAAGTTGACGCGGGCGAGCCGCTTGATTTCTCGACGCTCTACGGCGCCGACATCGTGTTCAACGTCTATGATCCACTGAACGTTGCCGGATCGATGGTGAGCCAGCAGAGCCCACTGTCCTACGACTTTTTGAAGCCTCGCCCGGTCGTTGTCGGTGGGAAACAGTTCAACGCCAGCCGAGTCGTGGTGATGATGAACGAGCAGCCGATCTACCTCGGCTACACCGTTTCGTCATTCGGCTATGTCGGTCGATCTGTCTACCAGCGTGCGCTGTATCCGATGAAAAGTTTCATCAAGACAATGATCGCTGACGACATGGTCGCCACCAAGATCGGGGTGTTGATAGCCAAGATCAAGCAGGTGGGCAGCATAATAGACGGCGTGATGCAGAGCATGTTCGGTCAGAAGCGCGACGTGTTGAAGGAGGCCGAGACCTACAACGTGATCAGTATCGGTCCAGAGGACGATGTATCCACCATCAATATGCAGAACGTCGATGGACCCATGACACGCGCGAAGGCGAGCATACTCGAAAACATCGCAGCGGCGGACGACATGCCCGCGCAGATGCTCAACAACGAAACGTTCGCCGGACAGGGATTTGGCGAGGGAGCCGAGGACTCAAAGGCCGTTGCACAGTATGTCGATAAGACGCGCATCGATCTTCAGCCACTCTACACATTCTTTGACAAGATCGTGCAATACCGTGCGTGGAACAGGGATTTCTACGCGGCGATCCAGTCCGAGTTTCCAGACGAGTATGGCAAAGTTCCGTATGAGACGGCTTTCTCCGAGTGGACAAATTCGTTCGAGGCCTCATGGCCCTCGTTGCTTAAAGAACCCGACAGCGAGAAGGTGAAGACCGACGACGTGAAGCTGAAGGGAATCATTTCGGCTGTAACGACCTACGCACCGCTCCTCGACCCAGAGAACAAAGTTAAGCTGATGGAGTGGGGCGCCGATAACATCAACGCGAATAAGGTCATGTTCACGACTCCGCTCGATCTCGACTTCGAGGCGGCGCTGGCGTTTGCCGAGGAGCAGCAGACTCAACAGGAGAACGCCATGCTCCAACAGGGTCAGTCGGGGGAGGATGATGCGGAGGGTGCGGGCGGGGCGCCGAGTGGTCCGCCGAAACCGAAAATTGTGCCAGATAAACTCGCAGCCGATTGATGTCACCAGTGGTCAGTGATCTGGTGTGGTATATTATTCTCGGAATTCCATTGGTCTTTGGCATCGGATTCATTGCGCTCATAGTTCTTGTCTACTTCACCCCTCCACCCAGAAGGTGAGCATGCTCCCGCAACGAATGCTACGATATGCGATCGACCCCGCGCTGGCGCTCATGGGCGAGACACTCGGGCGATCGTTTAACTCGACCTCTGCACGAGTCCAGTTGCTCGCTACGAGCGGCCAGGAGTCGAATTGGAGCGCACGTATCCAGGGCGGGGGCGGGCCAGCGCATGGCTTCTGGCAGTTTGAACTGGGTAGTATTACGCACGGCGGAGGTGTCACGGGTGTCATGCGTCACGATATCGTCGGACCATGGGCGCGTGCGATGTGCGACGCACTTCATGTCGGCCACGATCCATCGACCGTTTATCAGGCAATCATATACGGTGATCTACTGGCGGCGATCATTGCGCGTCTGAACTATTGGGCGAACGCCAAGCCGCTGCCCGCCGTGCCAGACAGTGCGGCGGCGTATCGTTATTACACGGATACGTGGAACCCTGGGAAGCCCGACGCCAGTCGGTGGCCGAGCTACTACGCGCCCGCTGTCGCGGCAGTGAGTGCGACACCGTAATGGTCACCTACACCGATAAACTCGGCTTCCAGGAGACAGTGTCCGCCGCCATTGACGATATGCTGGCGAACGGGTTCGATTCCATCGAACGAGTCAACCAGTGGATGCAACGAATACGAATGGCCGCGCAACGATCGATGGTGAGCGAGTCGAAGCTGACCGAGGGTCTGAAGCGCACATTTAAGGCGATCTACACGAAACAGGTTGATGGCGGTGTGCTGCTGCGGCACCATTCCGGCATTGATCAGTTCACGATCCAGCGGGTTGCCCCCCGGTTGCGGGCCGAGCTCGACCGAAGAATCATGGCGTCTGCGCAACTGATCAAGCTGAATCGCGATGAGGCAATCGAGCGCACGCTCCGTCGCTTCAGCGGGTGGGCAACCTCCATCCCTGATGGTGGAACTGATGCGACCGGAAGGCGAGCGGCGAAGCTTTCGGTCAAAAAGTCGTTGTCTGGTATGTCGTTTATCGAGCGTCGTGTGGCGATCGACCAGGGACACAAGTTCACCGCCGCGCTGTCGGAGATCATCGCCGATGATCAGGGGGCGATCGCCGGGATATGGCACTCGCACTGGAAGCAGGTGAACTATAACTTCCGAAGGGATCACAAGGAACGCGACGGTGTCGTGTATGCCGTGCGTGATAATTGGGCGATGCAGCGCCGGTTGATGAAACTCGATGGACATGAGTACACGGACGATATTGCACGTCCGGGTGAGGAAGTGAACTGCCGATGCTACTACCAGTGGCTCTATTCGTTACGAAAACTGCCAGATGGAATGGTGACCGCTCTGGGAAAAAGTGAGCTGGAGCGGGTGCGGGCGCAGCTACACGCGGCCTAGACGCGCCATGCGATATATGCGAAGAGAATTGCGAACGCTTGAAACCAACTGCGTTCGAGCGCATTCGACCAATTATATTCCCCGACGATGTATTGCCAACCAAAATTTGAGATGGTCAGCAGCACCACCATAAACACCGCGTCTTTGATCATCACCAAGCCTCCGGAAACCAGATCACCTTCGCCAGCTCGACAAGAAACATTCCCCATAGGAACAGAAATATTTCTCGCACCTCCCTGTGGAACAGGAACAGGAGGGTGAACCACACGAATCTCATCGCATTGCCACTCCGCCAGCCGCAAGGTGACACAACTGCACGGCGGGCGTGTAGCGCGACATCTTCGGCTGGAACTCGATCGCGCACTGCTCGATCGTCTTACGCCGACTTGTCATCCACTCGTGCATGATATCGAGAATGCCGCATGTCGACTGACGAGTGGTGATCGTGTAGTCGATCCTTCCGTCCGTCACTGTGCAGGCGACGATCGGATCACCCTGAGCGAAGGCCGACTGGCCGATCACCAGAAAACTCGTTGTCAATAATATCGTCCGTAACTTTTCCATTTGTCATGGCCCTGCCACTGCTGCTATATGGAGTATAGCCTCTTGTCAGGTCTGTTGAAAGAAAAATCAATGTGACGAAAGCCGCTGGTATTCTTTTCATAACAGACGACGGTCAGGCTCTCCTTCTCAAGCGCGGCGATGGAAGCGACTACCCCGGAGCATGGTGCTTTCCCGGTGGAACGACCGAGGAAGGTGAGACGCCGGAGGAGACTGCCGAGCGCGAGACGATCGAGGAGCTGGGATTCCTGCCGGAGGGGAAACGAATCCTGCTCACTCGCCAGATCAGCGCGGAGGGTGTAGACTACACGACCTTTATTCAGCGTGTGAAGAAACCATTCGTTCCCAAGCTGAACGGCGAGCACGACGCCTTCATGTGGGGCGACCCCGAAAAGATCCTTGGCGAGATCCTACCGGCCCCCCTGCCCCCCGGTCCAAGCGATGGATGGGGGAGTATTACGAGTGCGTTTCGTTCAGACGACACAGGCTTCGAAGAATCCGATCACCCGCGCGATGAGGACGGCAAGTTCACGTCTGGTGGCGGCGGGTCCGGGGGCAAGGGCGAAAAGGGAACGTCTCGTGATAGTCTGAGCAAGGCGCAGACTGTCAACGGCAAGCGTGTGAACGCCGCTGGTCTTCCTCTTCCACCACACATCGAGAAACTGAAGCTTCCTCCTGCGTGGAAGGACGTGCAGTATAGCGAGGACCCGGATGCCTCGCTGCTGGCCGTTGGCCGCGACGCCAAGGGGCGCGTGCAGTCGGTCTATTCAGCCAAGTTCGTTGCGTCGCAGGCCGAGGCGAAGTTCAGTCGAATCTCCGAGCTTATGACAAAGTTCGATTCGATAGTCGAGCAAAACGACAATGCTCGCAAGTCGGATAACCCCAAGGCGGTGGAGGCGGCGGACTGCCTCAATCTCATCATGAAGATGGGCGTGCGCCCCGGCAGCGAAACCGACACGGGTGCAAAGGTGAAGGCTTATGGTGCCACGACATTGGAGGGCAAGCATGTCGTGCAGACTGAGGACGGCGTGTTCCTAAAGTTCACCGGCAAGAAGGGTGTGGACCTGAGCCTGCGAGTGGACGACAAGGAGCTTGCGAATAATCTCGTTGATCGTGCGAATAAGGCGGGGGCCGATGGGCAGTTGTTCAGTGTCAGTGATAAACAGTTGTTGGATCACACGCACAGCATGGATGGCGGGAGTTTCAAAACAAAGGATCTACGCACACGGCTGGGGACACAGACTGCGCTCGACGCAGTAAATTCGATGCCGAAACCAAAGGATGAGAAGGAATACAAGAAAGCGGTGATGGAGGTCGCCGGTCAGGTGTCGAAAAAACTCGGAAACACCCCGGTCATCGCGCTTCAGTCCTATATCTCACCTGTCGTGTTCGCGGCGTGGAAGATCGGTGAATGACCGAAGACTGGCTCTCGCTCCTCGGCTTGCGCAACGACAAGGAGGAAGATCCTCCTGTCGAGGAGGAGGATGCCGACAAGTTTCCGCAGGCGCACTTCGGATCGGCTGATGAGGAGCCGATGAGTTGGCGAGACGAGCCGGACGTGGATGATGATCCAGACGATGAGGAGATTGAGACACCTGAGGACGTGATCGAAATGCTCGGCTTCGATCCGAGGGACGAGGCATACGAAGACGAGTATGGCGAAGACAATGACGATGAGCCACGATCGGATGACGATACCTCGTGGACAGAGGCCGATCATCCGCGCGACCAGGATGGGAAGTTCGCCCGCACGGCCGAGGGCGCCACGGCGGGCCGCGACTACCATCAGGCGCAATACGACAAGTATGTAGATCTGCACGAGATTCGCCGCCCGCACGCGCGGGCCGTGAAGCGTTATCAGAACGTCATGGATCTGCACGCGCAGGGTCGCACAGTCGAGGCGAATCTCGCCCACGTCGATGCTGAGATACACGGGCTGGAGGGCATCCGCCGTGTAGAGCGCGACATTAAGCGGGGGAAGATCGGCGGCCAGCCCACCCCCCCGGTCAGTGAGAAAAAGCCCGAGCCTGCACGACGTGCGGTGCCCTCTAATCGCGGCGATAAGGGACGAGGCGACGATTATCGTGACGCCGTTCGTGAGCTGGACTTGCAGAATGCTGACGATGAGAGGTATCGTTCGATACTTTCAACGGGGGCTAAGGATCGTTTGAAAAAGGGCGAGACATGGCGAGATCGTGTGCTGGCGTTTGCCGAGCAGGCGGATACCTCAGATGATCACAGTGCCATGCAGGAAAAGGCGAAAAACAGTCGCGAGAACAGAATTTGGGAGATTCGCTCATCCTCTATCTCGTTGCATGAGGCCATCAGTAACAAGTCGGAGACTGAAAAGGACTACCATGAGACTGCGTGGCACGACGCCACTCCGCTCTTTAAGCATGTGTTGAAAAATGCGCGTAAGACCCCTGTCACTAAGATAGGTGATGGTAGTCGAGTTTCTCACTATTCGCCATCTGATCATGAGATTCGCATGGATGCGTCTTATAATTCGGAAGATCGAGACACAGTGTGGCGTCATGAGTATGGACACGCGATCGACTACGACGGAATGCAGCCAAAGTCGTTTTCTTATGATAAGGATCGTCAAAAGGACGCGGAGATTGTCATTAAGACATTTGGAGGAATGACTAGGGGATCGATGATCGGTTTGCGAGCGCTCGTAACTGCTCACGCTGATCGTGCAGATATCTCCGGTGAGTCTGCCAGAGATACAGTTCGTGATCATAATTATGAAGTCGCAATGTTCGCTGATTTTCTTGGTGCAATGACTAAGAATACAGTCGGCTGGGGACATTCTAATGAGTATTATGAACGAGATCCGAAGAAAGCCTGCGCCGAAATGTTTGCAAATTACGTTTGCTTGACGCAGGGTAAACGCGGTAAGACATTTCATGCGCTGCTGCACGCGATCGCCCCTAAGTCGTGTGCAGCCTTTGAGAGAATTTTGGAGAAGGTGGCCCTTAAAAGTGACCAATGAATTTTCGCAGGCGATCGAGGAATATGCCGAGAAGTTTGGTGAGACGCCGACCATCCTCATGATCCCTCCGTCCAGGCAGCGGGCGGCGATCGATGTGTTACGCGACGCAGTCGCCAATGGATCCCCACTGTTGGACGATGAGTTTATGACGGCGATCGGTATGACGCCATTGTCGAGTGAGGATCTGATCTGAGCGCCTCCATTAGCTCGGTCGTCGCCCTCCACCCCGGCGCCGTTGTCGCATTGCAACGATTGCGGATGGACGAGCTCGGCATCGCGCGGGCGATTGCCGCTGATCAGCTCACTAGTCCTCAGAAATATCATAACGTGTGGCTCTTCGCCATACGGATCACTGGCACCGGCAGGTCGTATCGCTCACAACTAAAAGAGCATGTCTGGCGCGACCCAGACATTTACCTGAATGATGAGTTTCTGGCGCGGTGCAACGGGTTGGCTGTGATCTGGGAGCACCCTGAGAAGGCAGTGCTCGATCACAAGGAGTACGCATCGCGGGCCATCGGCTCCATCATGCTCCCCTACATCAAGGATGATGAGGTGTGGGGGATCGCAAAGATCTACGATGAGAACGCCGCGCGAGCGATGGAGGACAAGCAATTGTCCACCTCACCCTCTGTCGTACTTAAAAATGTTGCAGGAAGCAAAGTAGCTCTTGACGATGGCTCTACATTACTGCTAGAGGGTAAGCCGACCCTACTGGACCACATCGCAATTTGTCCACTCGGCGTATGGGATCAAGATGGTGATCCGACCGGCGTTCGTAATGATAGCGAAAGGTTAGAATCTATGGCCGATCCCTCCGAGAAGCTCGATATGCTGCTCTCCAGCCTTGGGACTGTTATCGCGCAGAATAACGTTCTGACGGCGCGCATGGACGCGCAGGATCTGCGCTACCGCGCCGATACTCGGGCGCGCATGGATGCGGAGAACGAGGAGTGGAAGAAGAAGGACCCTGAGGCCTGCGCTCGCGACGATGCGGAAGAGGACACCGAGCGCAAGAAGTACGAGGGCGACGGTGACGATGAGACGACCGCCACCGACAAGGCGCGCAATGCTCGACGTGACCGGATGAAGGCGCGCAAGGACGCGGAGGACGAGGAATCCAAGAAGAAAGAGGAAGAGGGCGAGAAGAAGGAAGAGAAAAAGGACGACGAGTCCGAGGAGTCCGAGAAGGAGAAGAAAAAGAAGCGCGAGGAAGACGAGGTGAAGGCCGACGCGCGCATCCAGCGGATTATCGACGAGCGGATCAAAAGTGCTCTGCCCCGTGCCGAGTCGACCGCCGATCGCGACCTGAAGGCGACGACTCAGCTTCGTGCAGATCGCGCGTATTCCGCGTTCGGAAATCAGGCGCCACCGCCGATGGCCGGTGAGGAAGTTCGTGCATATCGCATTCGTCTCGCACGCGATATGCAGAAGCACAGCAAGGCGTGGGAAAAGATCGACCTCACCGCGCTGCCAGTCGAGGCGCTTGATCTGGCCGAGACCACCATCTATGCAGACTCGATCACGGCGTCGAAGAATGTGGACATCATTCCCGCCGGTCAACTGCTGAAATTCACCAGAACCGATCCGGACACCGGACACCGCATCACCGAGTTCCGCGGGAAGGAGTCGGTGTTCAAGCGCATGTCGGCCCCCACTCAGCGGGTCACGGCCTTTCTCACCAACAACCGGGGGTCCTAACCCATGGCGACCGCGCCGATTCCTTACAACCCGTATGGTACGACGAACGCACCGAATACGTTCGGCGTCACCAGCACCGGCTACGTTGTCGGCTGCGCCCTGGATTCCCCCGCCATTCGTAACGATCTGGCCGGAGGTATTCTCGATATCGGTGAGACGCTTCCGATGTGGGGCGGCGTTGCTATCTCCGAGCTGATTCCCTCCAGCACGCCGACCGGTCCCCTGAAAAATCTCGGCGGGTCCATTCAGCGCGCGACGACTCTCACACTCGCGTCGGCAAAGTCGCTCACCGGCTTCTCGGTGTTCGACCAGAACTACTCCGCCGTGTCCAGTCCGTTCAGTCGCGTGCCACTCATCGGCACCTACGGGCAGGTCAACTTCTATCGCGTCGGCTCCGGTGCGCGCATCCCCGTGGCGGTGGATCCCTCTCTCATTACGATGGAGGGTGGACTTATCACTCAGAACGTGTCGTGGGACTTTGCGACGAGTCGACTCCAGCCCTATGTCGCATCCGGCCCGACCGAGGCCGTTACATCGATGACGTGGAGCGCGACTAACGGTGGACAAGTGGCGGTCGTCATGGCGGCGCCAGCCATCTACAACGTTGGCGATACGATCAACCCCTCCGGCGTAACGAACACCGGCACGGGCGCGGTCAGTCTGATCAACACCGCGCAGACCATCAATACCTGGACCGACAGCACGCATTTCACCTTCCTGCTCCCCGGCAACTCCACCCTCTGGGGTACGCTCGGCGGCACCATCGTGCTCAATGTCGGCATCGGCGCACTCAGCTCCCTTGGCATTCGGGTTCTTGAAGTGCAGGTCGGCAACTGCATGACCGTCAGCTACAACGCGGCGACCGGCGCGGCGAGCTGGAATCTGAACGATAACTGCGCCGTTCTTCTGATCTGATCGTTACCCGTCACCATACGGCTTTGACGGGATCGCTGGTCCCGACCGAGGAGAAAAGTTAAATGACCCTTATCGCACCGGCTTACGAAACGATCAATCCCTCGCTGATGCTTCCGGAACTGATTCTTCCCTACAGTCAGGTCTCGGGCGCGTTCGAATTGTTGCCCGAGGGCCAGCCGCGCGTGATGCTCGGCGAGGATGACATGGCGGTTTTCATTCGCCGCCTCGATGTGCGAACGAAGACGGCGGCGGGTCAGTCGGCATACAACATGCTGCCGTCCCCCGATATCGTAGCGTCCATGATCAGCACGCCGACGTATCTCGTACGCGTACGCGCCGAGTATGATCACCACGACGTTGCGGCGGCGGGTCGTTACGGTTTCTCGCTTACGGAGGCCACGCGTCTCGCCAATCAGCAGGCGATCGTCAACACCGCGCGCACCGCGCTCCTGTACGGGTTCAACCCCGCCAATGGCGAGGGGCTGGTGAACACGAATGGTGCGACGGCTGTCAATCTGCCGCCGGACGCTTTCGGCAATACGACCATTGTCAATTACGACAACGGTTCCATGGCGTTCTATCTGTTGAGCCTGATCCTGGCGATCAAGACTCGCACGAACAACCTCGGTATCGGGCGCAAGTTCGTTATCCTCGGCCCGCAGCGCGATCTTGGTCAGTTCGAGTACAACGTCGTTCAGCTCACGCAGTTCCAGCGTCCAGGCGCGGGCAGTGCGTCGACGACCGGCGTGATCAAGGCCGTTACGATGGACAACGGCGATGAGGTTATCTGGGCGTATGACGACACGCTCATTGGCAAGGGCGCGGGCGGAACTGATCTCATCGTGGTCTGTATGCCGGAAGTCTCCAAGCCGCAGGGTGTCGGCAACGTGTGGTCCACGAACCGCTTTGCAGACCTTGCCCCCGGTCTGGCGGCGACTGTTTCGCAGCTTTGCGATATGGCCGCTCCCCGTGAAATCACTGTCCCATTGCCGGGGGGTGCAGTCGACACGCTGTACGAGGAACGGATCACGTCGGGCTGGGCATTCCGCCCCGAGGCGCTGACTCTGTTGAGCGTCCAGTATTCGTAACGTTTAATCGCGGCGACTCTGGCGCATGGGGTCGCTTTCTATAAGGGGACCCATGTGAAGCTCTACATCGGCAATGCGACTCGGCAGATTTTCGACTTCGTCTACATGACAATTGGTCAGTCGGATCGCAAGGCGCATCGGCGGCAGTTGATCCAGCCCGGGTCACAGATCCTCGTGAGCGGAAGTGAGAACTTCAGTTCGGAGGAGATCGACTACATCGTCGGCCAGCATGTCGTGTATGGGATGATCGAATCCTCCGCGATCGATCGCACTCGTGCGTATCACGGCACCTGCTACTCGATCGGCAAGCCGATTACCGAGGCGCGGCTGACGTATCTGATGGATCACAACATCGGCGAACTCGTGGACCAGGGTCGGGTGATCCGGCAGGCGAACGCCATTGCTCAAAACGACACCATTGCGCGTGCGCTGACAGAGTCAGGTCGGCCGGAGCGCATGTCGGCGCTGGACATGACGGTTCAGCAGGAGAACGAGGACCCGAAGAACGACGTTCCGCAGTTCTCAGTCGGCACAATCGTTACCAATGACGCGGCGGTGGCGGGCGGCGGGCGGCGTGGTGCCGCACGCGGGCGGCGCAATGGCACCGCGACACGCACCGTGCAGTGAGATAGCGGTTGTCGACCACTCTAGGACCGACGCTCGCAGGCTTCAACACATTCGTTCGTAATGTGATGAAGATCGACCCGACGTTTCTTCCGGTCGACGACCCGCTGATCGGCTATGCCTACGCTTCTTCTCAGGCGATTGTCAACCCTTCCCTCGGCGGCGTGATCCCTGGTCAGTGGATGATGCCGCCTCCGGTTGCGCAGTGGTCGCCGTTCGCTCTGGCTACGTACAATCTTGCCGGATCAAATATCGTTCATTTCGCACAGGATCAGCCGGGGCGGACCTATTTCCGGGATCTGCGGACGCAGTATCGCATCGATTCGTTTACCCCTGGTATCGTTTCGTCAACGTCTGACAGTGGAACGTCGACCTCCTTGCTCAACCCAGACTTTATGAAGGGCCTGACGCTGGCGAATCTCCAGCAATTAAAGGACCCGTGGGGACGTCAGTACCTTATGTTCGCGCAGTCGTATGGCCCGTCAATCTGGGGCATTAGCTGATGGCAACGCTCCACCTCGGCGTGATCGATATCCCCTATGCGGATACGTCCTACACCAAGAAGCCGAAAAACATGCGGCGCGGCAGGGCGCGCCGTGGGAAGGTTGAAGCCCCGGCACCGAGCGCCACGAGCAAGTCCACCGGCATGGTGGCCGAGATACTCGAGGCCAAGTATCACATTATGGAGACGTTTGCGAACAGGCACGAGGACTTGATCGTTTCGTCATTGAATGATGCGATTGAGGACGCGCTTGAGACCATGATGCTTCGCGGCAACCGCTCCCCTGGCAGTCTCGTTCCCACTGCGGCGGGCGAGCAGATCATTGAAGATCGGTTCAAGCAGTTTCTTTCGCAACGTGAAATGGACGGCTTGGCGGGCGGCGTGCCGACAGCGGCGGCGCTGCGCGGTGTCAGTCATCGCTTTCTTCACCCATACGCGCGCCGCGCCTCCCGTCCATCGTTTATCGATACGGGACTGTATCAGGCGAACTTTAAGGTCTGGGTCGATTGAGCGGCGCTCTCGACGAGGGATTCCTTAATCCCGCACTCACATCGGGAATGGATACGCTCTCACAGAGCGAAACCGTGGCGTTCGTGCAGTATGTGCGGTATGTGCTTCCGCTCGACGGATATGTTTTTTGGTTGCGCACGAAACAGATCGAGGCCAAGGGAGTCTTCCACTACTCGGCCAACGGCAATCAGAACGAGACCAACTCCGCAACGATCAATCCGGTTGTATTCACCACCACGACGCCGATCGATGACTTTGAGGAGATCGATCCGAAGACGATATGGATCGGCGAATATGCGGGTCTGAAATTTTCGTTCGCGCAGCGGGGCTTCTACTTCAAGGAGTCAAATGTCTACCACTACGCGGGTAATGCTGTCTATGCAACGATGCAGACACAGCTTGTTGACACTGGCGATCAGTTGCCAGTCGAGGCACTCGTCGTCTCCAACAGCCTCCCCGCTTGGCTGACTATCACAGACTACTCGCCCGAGTGGCTCCTGCCGACAAATCCGCGGGTGACACTGTTTCCATCATTCCTTGTTCCACAGAACGTTCGCCCGCCCTACGGTGTTGTCCATATCGACCCGAGGCAGACCGTCGCTCTGCAGGCGTTCCCAACAATTGCGCTTAGAGGAACACATACCCAGTTGGCGACAGACCGGGTGCGTGTTACACTGTATGGGTTGACGAATGATCAGGCGCTCGACTGGCTCGACACGGTCATTCAATACAGCGACGACTACAGCGTGATCGGTATGATGAATATGCCGATCGTAGTGGATGAGAAAGAAACGCAACAAGAAATCAACACGATCGCCATGAAGAAGGTTGTCGACTTCGAGGTATCGTACACTCAGGCGCGCGTTAGGGATGTTGCTCGTCAGCTCATCTTACACGCTCTCGTAACGTTTATTCCAAATCCTGACGGAGTGCTGTAGATGAGCCAGAATCAAGGCGTATTCGTAACGAATCCCACCGCCGGAACAAAGAACGCACTCGGCGTCACCGCCGCCGCTGTGATCAAGGCGGGTGCGGGGCGCGTGTCCAAGATCTCGGTTCTCGGGGTCGTCGGTACTGGCGGTGCGCTTACGATCAACGACTGTGCGGCAGTGGCCGATGCGGCAGTCGG